TCTATATCTTCGTCATATTGCCCTACATTTGCATCTGACAAATAGATATCCGAAATATTCAATGATGCTAATAAATCAATATCATCTTTATAGGAATTTTTACGGCGAGTGGTTTTATTGCCCAAGCCACTGTTCCAGTCACAAAAAGTACATGAATAAGGACACCCGCGAGTTAATTCGTAAGGAACAGCTACATTATATCCCGCTAGCTGTTCTTGCGTAATCATACTAGAAAATATTTCTTTGTTGTGTATAAACGGACTTATCTGTGTCATTGTTACATATTGATAGTCAGCAACTATTTGTTGTTGTTTTTTAGAATTATACCATCCAATATTTGATGTATTAAATGCATATAATGTTGAGTTATTAACCAATGAATTAATTAAATCAGAGAATGCCTGCTCTCCTGGCCCATATACAGCATAATCAATAAATGAATATTTGCCAAAGAACTCTGGATCTATATTAATTGATATACTTGGGCCACCAGCGATAATTTTTATATTAGAATTGAGGAATGGAGAGATCCGTTCTAATTGATCTAACAAAAATTGATTATTCCATATATAATGACTTGTACATAGCAAATCAATATTAGATTCATTGCATAATTTAATTAATGCATCGTCTGATAAGATACGTTGTTGAGGTAACATCCAAGTTAGTTTAGAAGCTAACACCAAATTTGTTGTATCAATATATGTTTTTAAATATAAGTTTGACGTGCCTAAAAAAAGGCGGTTGCCGCCCTCAATTGGTGATGCATAATAAAATAAAATTTTCATCATAATTAGTATACATTCTTACCCATCGACGGTCAACGAAAACTGTTGTCTAAATTCTTCCGATGCTAGCCACTGAGCATTTTGCTCTAGTCTAGGTTGTAATTTTACAAATAATGTAGGAAGATCCATTTCTGCTAATAAATCTAATTGTTGTATTGCTGCCTCAATTCGAAGTTTCTTATTTGTAATTAAATCATAACTGTGATCAATAACATCGTCGAATACATCAAATCCGATATCTCTTAAAAATTTAACTGCGCCAACAGTGGCTATTATAACAAATAATTGGTGCGCTCTAATAGGCTTAAATGTCTTCTCACTCACAATAGCTAACTCATCGGTCATCGATGTTTCGTTTACAAGATTAACATACGTATCTTGAAATGCTGGATGGGTGGTGTATATATCTAAATTATCTGCATGATCTGTTTCGTTATGGGTAACTGTACTTGGTAATTTTTTAAATTCTGTTAAGTCTTCTTCAGTTAATGTAAGCGAGTTTAAAAAATCAAATTGAGTTTTACGTATACCAAATGTAAATACCATCTGATTAAAGTATGATCGTTTAGCTAATTGCATGTATGCATATTTTCTGTGGCTCCAATCATTTCCATTAAGACTACTTAATTTATAGGTTCGAGTTAACTTAACTGTTTCTAGTGGTTGGAGGCTTGACCAATATGCCCAAAACGGAAAGAATACCATGTTACTAGGTAATTGAGACTGATGCATATCAAAATTTCCCACATAACAATAATAGGGTAATTTGTTGTGATATAGATTAATAATAGTTTGATAATGTTTGACTGATATAGGATTTGATGCTAGGTCCCATACTATGCATGATATATCGGAATTATTTAATAATGGTATTACAGTATTATTCCACCATTCATGAAAATTATAAGGAGGAGTTGAATTAAAAATAACTAAACTATTGTCAGGAACAACTTGCTTAAACATTGATTCAATATAGTTATCTTCTAAGAGAGCTATATGGTAATTAACTTTGTCTTCAGATTCTAAATAATAAATCACGGCGTGTTAAATGCTAAGAAAAATTGTTGTCTAAATTCATCTGATCGAATGTATTCCGAATTATGTTTGTTATCACCATTAACAAAATACATCATTCAGTAATATGATCACGTTTAATTTCTCTAACTGGATCATCTAATAATTCAGCTAGTGCATTTTTAATAGTAACTCGTTTGTGCCCTATGTCTCTGATATGCAATGCTCGACGACCTATTTCTTCCAATGGCAAAGCATCGATTCGATTCTTTTTAAAATCATCTTCCAATGACCAAACATAAGCATGATGCTCAATTAATTCCATTACCAAAGCATTTATAGGATTAATATTAACTTCTTTCATCTGCGCTAGATAAAAATCCAATTCTTCTTGATTAGCACCATTGGTTTGTCTGTGTTTGACTACAGCAATAGCATAACGATCTACTATTTCAATTATTGGGAATCTCATACTGTAAAACTCTCGCCACATCCACATTCACCTGTGGCATTTGGATTAATAAATTCAAAACCCTCATTAAGTCCCTCGCGGCGCCAATCCATTTTTAATCCATCTACATAGACTAGGTCTTTTGGTGTGGTAAAAATACTAACATCGTGGCACTTATATTCAATAGTATCTGCTGTAAGTTGATCAACAAATTCAAGTACATAGCTCATACCACTACACCCAGCAGTTTTAACACCAATTTTAATACCTAGTGTATTTGCACCACGTGCAGTAATGCTTTTTTTAATTTTTTCTGCGGCTAATTCAGTTAGACTAATCATTAAATATCCTATCTAGCACTGCTTGTTTTTGTTCGTTAGTATAATTATACCATTCAACTACTTCGTCAGTTGTTCTACCACAGCCGCGGCATACATCATTATCTAAATGACAAACACCAATACATGGGCTTTCAATATCTTCCACTATTGCTTACTCCTGTAATCGTTTATCGCAGCTTTAATAGCATCTTCTGCTAGGACACTACAATGTATCTTAACCGGCGGCAATGCAAGTTCTTCTGCTATTGCTGAATTTTTAATTGTAAATGCTTCGTCTATTGTCATACCTTTAAGCAGTTCAGTTACCAGACTAGAACTAGCAATTGCACTTCCACATCCGTATGTTTTAAACTTTGCATCAATTATGATACCGTTTTCAACTTGTATTTGCAACTTCATGACGTCACCTGTCATCCGCAAGCTGGGGCACCGACGATTCCGGTCCCAACTTGCGCATTCTCCTTATCTAAAGATCCTACATTTCTTGGATTTTCATAATGGTCCAAGACCGCTGCCGAATACGACATGTTATTCTCCTATTATAGATTTAACTATATCTTCTGACTGAAACTTATCCCACTTACTTCTATTTTCTTCGCCTAATATAAATCTTAAATTCTTTCTACTACCGATTATCGCAGGATCTATTCCTAATTCAAATCCTTGTTTGAATGGAATAATATGATCCATTTGCCAATCTGTTTTTCGTTTGCCTAATACAGGCACTAATCCTTCCTTCTTCATAGCATACCAAGAACGATATGTTGCTTTCTTACATTCTCTTTTATATGCAGTAAACTTATCATCTACATAATTTTTAGGACGTTGATTATTAACTTTACCATCCCAATTTGGGTTACCTTCGCCTGTCCATTTTTGTTTTTGTGCTTCGTTTGGAATACCTTTATTCCAACCCCACCCTTTTTTAAGCCCACTTGTATTTTGTTTAGCTTTTTGTTCCGCTGTAAACGTAGTTCCTTTATTCCACGGCGTATGTCCCACTCTATTATTAGGATTCTTACAGGATTGAGAACAATATTCTAAAAAACGAGGTTTAGTTTCGAACTCATTCTTACAATATAAACATGCTTTAATAATACCGTATTTGTTTTTCATACATGTATTTAGCGTCTTGGCGCACAAGCCTGCGAGTTTAATCTCCAATAGTATATTACAATACTACACTATTTATAGTGTAAAGTCAATGTATTTTAGTTATTTGGTTATTGTGCTACAGGTGCGCCACGTGTTTTAGCGGCACGTTTGGCCATGCTGCTAACATCGTCTACTGGTGCTTGGAATGTGTTTTGATCCACACCGTCTGTGTTAGTTGTTGTAGTTTCTTCTTCTTCGCCGCCGGTTATTGGAGCAAGGATGACTTGATCCTTGTTAAAACTTTTAATAAGATTTTTTACTGCTGGATTGTTTTTGTTTGCATCAACTAACGCATTATAGCTGAATGTACGATCTGTGTTTAACACTAGATTAATAAGACTTTGTGTGCTAATTGTTGCTGGTGCTGATTTGTCTTGTGAACGGTGACGTAATAACTCCAGAGCAGTAACTAAGTTAGACTCTGGAGTTGCACTATCACTTGCAAATTCTTGCAAACGCATTAACGCAATTCTCTACCCAATGTCTCAGTTCCACCAACAGCGGCATCAGTAGCTGCAAAACCATCAGATGGTTCTTCTGCATCAAAATCGCTGTCTGGTGGTAGAGGTAATTCACCACCTAATTCGTCACCTGGTAAAGCCATTGGTTGATCAACTGCTTCGCCACTTAATACACGTACACCAGTGTCAACACCTTCGCGTGCAGATTGTAGATTTTGCATTAGTTGATCTAATGTACCACCAACTGCCGCTTTAAATGCATCAGCTTGTTCACTACCAATTTGATCACGGATACTATCAAGTAATTGTGGAAGTTGTTCATTTTGCATTTTACCAACTTTTTCAATTGTATCTTGTACACTGTCAACCATATCTTTAGCAGCTAATAATACTTCTGCGTTACCAACTTCACCCTCGTTAAGTTGTTGATGTTGTTCAGTAAGCCAAGTGTTTAGACCTTCTTGTACAGTTAACAATTCCATATAACGTGGATTTGTTTCCGCAGTGTGAAAATCCGCACTATGACGGATTTTGTTTAAGTTTAATGATATTGTTTCACCTAAGCGTTGTGCTTTGGCAATAGACAAATTATCATAATTAATAGCAAAGCCAAAACGGCTTTCTAATACTTTATTAATTTTTTTTGCAGATGTCTGAGACATTTCTGATAGTTTCATGGTTAATTCTTCCTAATGCAATTATTTAATATTATTTATCAAAACAATAGACTTCTTCAATTGTTTCTTTGATTCTTCAATTCTAAGCATGGTTTCAGTATATTTATTGGAATATAATGCAATATTCCAATCATCGTTCTTTTGTTGTGCCTGTTTATATCTATATCTATATAATATAGCGTCAAATTCAAGTACACCAATTAGGTTATCGTTAATTCTTACTTCTTGTGCTAATTCATATTTGTGCTTGTGTAAGGCAATACAGTAAAATATAGCGTCTTTTCTATTAAAAAAGTCAAATACCTGTTCATTATCTTTGGTTATTCGCCAGTTTTTGTCTGTTATTTTTGTTATTTTATACTTGCCAACGATTAGTGTATCTGCGCCAAGTTGATAGCAGAATGGCAGTGGACCTCGACTATGTTTGGCCAACTCTGCTTCTGTAAACCTACGTATCTTTTCAACGTCGATCTCAGTCAATACGTTTTTTGTAGTAGATTTTGCCGGCTTCATTTGTGCGTAACAGTACATCTTTGACTGTGAGTTGATTTGCGATTATTTGTTCGCGTTCGTCTAATTGACTTTTAGCAATAGTATTATCGCCAGTGAACTGCTCTAAGAGTTCATGTTCTTCGTTTGTGATTGTTAGTAATAGTTTGTTTGTAAGTTCAACAATTTTCATGATGTTATCCTATAAAGTATTTATTACAGGATAACATTGGGGAGTTTTATTTAAAAAGGCTGTGTGAGATAAAGCCAAGGAGGCCTGCTAGTATAACACCCATCATAGTTGTGAAGATGCTGATAGTTTGTTTGTCGCCACCTGAGATTTTGTCGGTTAGACTATTTTTAATGTCGATCAGATGGACTTCAAGTTTGTCCATTCTCTCTTCTAAGTTGTTCAGTTTGTTTTCCAGACTACCATACCTTACGGCGCACAGTTCGACATGAGCTTCTAGATTTTGTTTCTCGATTTCTGTAGGTTTTGCCATTATCGCTCTCTTTTATTAGTAGCGATGCGTGTTCGTTGAGCCTAGTTTATGCCGTAATATGTGCCATGATTAATGTTGTTGCATCAACTAATATTTAGTAATTTTAATGTAGTAGGTTATATGCGTGTTTTAAAATAGATATTCTTATCTACACCGCTGGCATAGAATAAAGGTAGTGGCGGAGTAGCCGTTTCATCCAGGCCAAGTATAATAGGTGCAAGTTTAAAGTCGTCTTTGAGTATACCATA